AACTGTCCTATATCAACGAGATTGCCGTTTATACCAAGGTAAGTATCAATCCAACCACCAATCTCATCCAAGAGATCTTCTTCTTCTTTGTTTGGATCTGTGGGATTAGTACCTGTTATAACAGAAGAGCCACCAAACTCTTCCACAAACTCTTCTACATTATTCTGTAACATAATAGTTTCTATAGGTTTAGTCTCACCCAATAATCCACCATTAGGTCCGTCTGGGTTTTTGCCAACCAATTCCTTTGGTTCAGGAGAACTACCACCCTCAATAGGATTATATGCTAGTTTACCGCGATCAATAGAATCTTTACGAACTTTAATTCTTGTAAAATATCCACCCGAAACAAATTCGTGTACAGATGATACAATTAAATATCTACCCGATAATAATAAATCAACGTGGTCTGTTTCTTCAATTTCAGCATGACCAGTTTTAGCAAATATAATTTCAACCATAGTTCCTGGTGTTAATCTAACATCACCATATAATTTAACTGAATGTTCTAGTTGTGCCATATTAGACATAATAGATCTTCTTATATTACCAGATAAAGCCATATGTTCATGTATCCCAACTTCACCCATATCTGCTCTTGCTAATGCATTTGTATTGTAATAAAGATTATGAGTACCCACTATATTACTATAACTTAAACCATTAATATTAAAATCAGGATGCATAATAAGATCTTTATCCATCAAAGGTGGTTTATTATCCATAGCATTATAATCGGACAGTTTATATGATTTAGTACCCCAATCTAATATATGACTTCTAGTAGTATAAGCACCATCCTTTAATGCTTTATAAGGAGAGAATCCTAGGTTAGATGATACTTCAAGTATACTTCTTCTTTTATGTGAATATTGTCCGTCCGTAAAGGCTTCACCCTGTTCAAAAAAGTGTTGTTCGTATCTTTCATACGGTTCAGCCGTCACCATTTCATTATAAGAAGTCATAACAACCTTAGAACCGTTAGATGAACCATTGAAGATTTCATACGAGAAATAAGGAGAACCATTATCACTCATTGTCTTAGATAATATTTGTGATATAGCATCCGAGTAAGATATCTTAGGTGGTATATAAGTCATAATACCAGCCGAGGATGTATCCTTTACATCTAACTTCTCACCCTCAATATTATTTTCACGATATAGTTCTTCTAATATTTCAACTGGAGTACCTTTAAGAACATGCTCTACTTTTTTTAATTTTGAGATAAACCCAAATGTAGATATACATCTAATCTTATATACTTGAATATCAGGTTTAGGTCTACCATATAAAGGTATATCAAGGATATACCAATCCGATTGAAGATCTGCGGCTTCTTCACCTTCTTTAATTTGTTTTCTTAATACCATAGTAATCTTTTCATTACCAGTAATATTAAGGTCTTCCATCATATTGATACCATCCGTGATATCAAATTCTGCCATCAGTGCTTGTTGGTATATGGATTCCGTTACAATAACCTTTGAAACTAATGCAGTAATATCTCTTTCTTTGCCATTAGAAGAAAATATTTTAATGCCTAGCTTATGCGAAGAAGGATCACCACCTTCACTTGTTGATGTGGTTTTATGTAAACCTGATGTATTAGCCATTAATTAACTTCTTATATGTACGTGAAAAATCTTCGATATAATGTGATTTTAATACCTTTATATCCATGAATGAATCATTGACACCCACTTCATAATTATAATTAGTTATTTTATATAATGAGGGAATTGGATATATTTCGTCAACAGAATACGTTATACGAGGTACAACAACACCATCAATCGATTCATAATGATGTGCAGATTCGTTTTGATTTTGTAATGTGAATGTGTAATTGCTAGATCCTTGAGAAACAACTTCACCCGAAGTCAATCCAGTAATTTCTTCAGTTGAATTAAAATTGCCCGATAATTCCCCTAATGTTAAACTATTCATATCCAAATCAATATCAATAATCTTTGCGGTATATCCGGTTTCACTTCCCTGAATAGTTTCACCTTTAACAAAGGATTTGGTATAAAATAAATGATCCTCACCGGTACCACCGGAATTAACATAACCAGTTAAAGTATGATATGGATATTTCAATTCAATATAAGTTTGAAGTTCAGTATATCCTTTAGGCCAAGAATGCATACCATTTATAAGGTGATTATTAATCATAAAGAAAGTCCAATAATAATCTGGTGTATCGTATAACTCTTGTGATACCTGATCAGGTCTTGAACCATCTAATATCTGATAATATGTATATGAATTAGAATCATCAAGATTAATAGTTGCCTTGACATGTTTAAACAAATCAATGATAATATTTTTATTATTATTATTATCACCAAAATCATAAGGTGATAATGGAAAGTTTTTAAAGAAATTTGACATGTATTAACCCTTATATAGTTTAATATTGCATTAATAATTGAATATCACCCTGACTAAGAACTTTAGTTTCTTGGAATGATAAAGTCAGATCAACCTCAATAGGAGCACCATCAGAGAATGTTAAGTTTGTTGATGCATTAAACGTTGAGTTACAACCAACAAGGAATGATTCATAGATTTGTGGAATAAATTTATTAACTTGACCATCATGCTTATGAAACTTTATTTCCCATTTGGGCGGGTATGATAAAATAGTATTATTACCAGGTTGTGAAGCAGCATAGATATGTTTCCTGAAGAATTCATGTATATTTTTGATAAGAACAGAGTCTGCTTGACTATCCGCAACAAGTTTGAATTGAAAGGTGTTTGCTCTCATTGTCATATTCTGAAATGTTGTGACAGTATTAGGGTTTATAGCAATACCGTTTTCCTTTTTATAAACATCACCAATTTTATCTACACCAGGAACTCCCGATGATTTTAACATTTGACCCGCAAGTAATGCTTTTAGTTCTGGTGACTGTTCAAGTGCTGCCGTTTTCCCTTTAAGTTTCGATGCAAGTTGATCAGCATTTTTACCAGCCAAATCCCCCATATCACCGAACATCCCCATATCAAATGTGCCATAGGATGCACCCGCAGCACTAACCAAACTTGAAGGACAATATAAAGTTACAGATCCAATCATATCACCCTTTGCTTTACCAAGGGCTTTAAATGTTACAAAGTTTGCTTTAGACTCTGATAAATTTCTTGGATATGTTAAGTTTGCCATAAATTGAATCCGTTATAAATAGTAATATAGTTATTTATATACAATGATTTAAGGGATATTATCAAATGGCATTTAAAACTCACAAAGGTAAATATAAGGTTAAGAAACCAGAAAAATATCTTGGTGATTATAAATCTGTTACCTATAGATCACTTTGGGAAAGACAAGCATTTAAATGGTGTGAGGGACGTGAAGATATTATTGGATGGCAATCAGAAGAAACTATAGTACCTTATAGATGTAAGACTGATAATAAGATGCATAGATACTTTATTGATTTAAAGATTAAGTTCTCTAATGGTAGAATATTACTTGTAGAGATTAAACCAAAGTGCCAGACAATACCACCAAAGAAACCAGCAAGACAAACTAAACGATATATTAATGAATGTATGACTTATATCAAGAATGAGTGTAAATGGAAAGCAGCAACAAAGTATGCACAAGATAGAGGATATCACTTCGAAATATGGACGGAAGATACTTTAACAGGTTTAGGTATAAAAATATTACTTAAAGGATAATAGTATCCCCAATTTTCCCCGGTGACAGATCTATTATACTACACTTTATTACAAATGTCAACCCCTACTAGGAAATAAATTATGGCAGATTCGTTATTTGATAAATATGAGAAAGAAGCATTTAGATCAGGTATTGCACCACGCACCGCAGAATCACGTAAATGGTTCATGGATAAATTAAAGAACATTAAAGATTTTAATAGAAGATCTATACTAAAAGATCCAAATTTAAAGAAGATGAATAGACCAAGAATTGGATCTATGTATATGTTCTTTTATGATCCAAAATTACGTAAGACATTACCTTACTATGATAATTTTCCATTAGTGGTTATGGTTGCACCCGCTGATGGTGGTTTTTATGGTATCAACTTACATTATGTTCCACCAGTATTAAGGGCAAAGTTATTGGATAGTTTATTAATGACTGTTAATAATAAACGTTATGATGAATCTACTAAGATGAAACTGTCTTATGGATTATTATCCTCGGCCGCAAAGTTTAAGTATTTTAAACCTTGTTATAAAAGATATCTCTTCTCACATATAGAAGCATCAGTGGTACGAGTAGAACCCCCTGAATGGGAACTAGCGACCTTTTTGCCAGTAGCCATGTTTAAGAAAGCTAAGCAGTCAACAGTTTGGCGTGACTCAAGAAAAACTATCCGAGGATAATAATGAAATTCAAGAATCCTATAGCAGATTTATCTGCTCAGATTAATAAACATAAAGGTATAGCAAGAGCAAACTATTTTGCTATAACCTTTTCAGGACCTGCTTCGGTTCAACCCGATACTGTATCAGTAAATGCTTTATGTGAAAGTGTAACACTTCCTGGAAGAAGTATATCAACTAATGAGTTTGCTCCTGTTGGTGGTCAAATTAAACGACCTTATACATTTATCAATGATGATGTAACACTTACATTCTATGTCACAAATGATTTTTATATATACCGTATCTTTGAAAAATGGATGAAACATGTTGTAAATGATGTATCCGGATTTGTTGGATATAGAGATCAATATGCTATGCCAATGACAATATCACAACTTGATCTAAATAACAATGAAATCCATCAAGTGATGTTACATAAGGCATTTCCTATATCAATGGCTATAACACCATTAAGTGTTAGTGATGGTGCATTATCTAAGTTAACCATTGTGATGACCTTTGATAATTTTACAACTAAGGGAAGTAACTTTGAGCAGGTTTCATCTACAGCAGATTTTGGGGATGCATTATCAATACCGAATCCTAACATCGCATCATTACCATATAGTCCATTTGGTGATATCCCAAACCAAGTTGAATTTGATCTAGACTCCGTTAAACAGGGTATTCAAACATCATTGGATGATTCGTTGAATTCTACTATTAATGCCATCAAAGAAAATATAACTTCAACTGTCACATCTATAACATCACCTATCTCAGAAGGAGTAAAAGATATATTGGCGGGTGGTAATACTGGTCTTGGTGGTATCACAACACCATCAACAGGAGTTGGGTTTCTTGACGATATTATTGGTGAAGTTAACACAGGAATTACGTCTATAACTAATAGAGCATCAACGGGTTTATCAAACTTGATTGGATAAAGAATACAATATTATTATTATTACAGGAGAATATAATGGCATTACCTAGAATTAATACACCAAAATATACATTGGTTATACCTAGTACACAAGAAGAAATTGAATACAGACCTTACCTAGTCAAAGAAGAAAAGATTCTTATGATGGGCATTGAAACTAACGATCAAAAGCAAATGATAACAGCATTACGTGATGTCATTTCTGGTTGCACTGACGGCAAAGTAAATGTTGATAAACTTCCTATGTTTGATATGGAATATATCTTCTTAAAGATTCGTGCTAAATCAGTTGGCGAAATTGCTAAGATTGGTGTCAAATGTACTTCATGCGAAACCAAGAATGAAATAGAAATCAATCTAGACAAAGTTAAAGTGTCGGGTGAAATGAAAGGATCTGAGAAGATTCAATTAACAGATGAAATTGGAATTGTATTAAAATATCCTACCGTGAAGGGTATCAAGCAACAATTATCATCTAAAAATGATGACA